AACGCTTGCCGACCCAGCCGCTCGCGGAATGCTGCCTAAACGCTCGGGATATCTTGCGCTTGCGCGAGCAGCCCCGAGAGCAACCTAGGAAGCTTGGGGTTGCTCTGGGGTCCGGACTCAGAGCGAGGTGGGGAGAGGACCAGACCCGAGAGCAACCTAGGAAGCTTGGGGTTGCTCTGGGGGGTTTCTGGTTGGCGATTCAGCTCCGCGACAATGGCCGAGAGCAACCTAGGAAGCTTGGGGTTGCTCTGGGCTCGAGGCCCACGGTTCGAGCCGAGAGCAACCTAGCCGAGAGCAACCTAGGAAGCTTGGGCTTGCTCTGGGTCGCGTGCGCGGTAAAGTTCGCCGACTGCTGCGATCCGAGAGCAACCTAGGAAGCTTGGGCTTGCTCTGGGCGCAAAGTGTTGGGACGGCAGAAATGCGCCCGAGAGCAACCTAGGAAGCTTGGGGTTGCTCTGGTTCGGCCCGGGAAGCTTGGGGTTGCTCTGGGCCAAAACGGCTTCCGAGAGCAACCTAGGAAGCTTGGGGTTGCTCTGGCCGACCGAGAGTCTTGGGGTTGCTCTGGGGGGAGATCGAGAACGATGGCCCGGGGATCACCGAGGACCGAGAGAGCAACCTAGGAAGCTTGGGGCTGCTCTGGGAGGCGGTACCCCAGAGGTCGGGGACCGAGAGAGCAACCTAGGAAGCTTGGGGTTGCTCTGGTATCGCCGCCGCGACGCCGATGCTCTGGGCTCTGGGAGGCGGTACCCCAGAAGTCGGGCCGGAACCGCTCGCGGAGGAGTAAAGCATGGATTATGTGACTGTTGGGCTACCAGTAAGCCCAGCGCGATCACCGGCGGGAACGCTTGCCGACCCAGCCGCTCGCGGAATGCTGCCTAAACGCTCGGGATATCTTGCGCTTGCGCGAGCAGCCCCGAGAGCAACCTAGGAAGCTTGGGCTTGCTCTGGGGGACCGTTGCGCGAGCAGACCCGAGAGCAACCTAGGAAGCTTGGGCTTGCTCTGGGGCGATTGGCAGGGCCGCCTTGGTGCCTTAAAAAGAACCGAGAGCAACCTAGGAAGCTTGGGCTTGCTCTGGGTCCACGACGGCGATACCAACACCCCATTGGCGCGCCAGCCGAGAGCAACCTAGGAAGCTTGGGCTTGCTCTGGGTGGGCAACCTCGAGGCAAGCGCTGGCCAGGCCTCGCCGAGAGCAACCTAGGAAGCTTGGGCTTGCTCTGGGGGTGACGCTGGCGAACGCCGGTACGACAGGCGGTACCCGAGAGCAACCTAGGAAGCTTGGGCTTGCTCTGGGTCGTGCCGTAGTCTCCGATAGGCTGCAAGACCGGCCCCGAGAGCAACCTAGGAAGCTTGGGCTTGCTCTGGGCTCAAAATTGCCAAAGCAACCGTGCACAATGAGATCCCGAGAGCAACCTAGGAAGCTTGGGCTTGCTCTGGGTTGGCGAGTGCCGCTCGAGCCGCCCCTGAACAAACCCGAGAGCAACCTAGGAAGCTTGGGCTTGCTCTGGGGACAGTGACGGTGCGCGGAGATATTTAGCCGCGGTTCCGAGAGCAACCTAGGAAGCTTGGGCTTGCTCTGGGTCGACGGCGGTGAAATGACTATCGATGCGCAGTTTCCGGAGAAACTGCAATTTCTGTTTCGTCCCGCTCGATATAAGTGTGCATATGGCGGCCGGGGCGGCGCGAAAAGCTGGAACTTCGCCCGAGCGCTCCTGATCCAGGGAGCGCAGCGGCCCATGCGTATCCTATGCGCCCGCGAAACCATGAAGTCAATCAGCGAGTCGGTCCATCGCCTCTTGAGTGATCAGATCAAGTTGCTCGGCTTGAGCGATTTCTACACGATCGAGAAAGCGCGGGTGTACGGCCGGAACGGAACCGAGTTCACGTTCGCCGGACTGCATCACAACGTCGCGAACATCAAGAGCGCCGAGGCCGTGGACGTGTGCTGGGTGGAGGAAGCGCAGACCGTGAGCAAAAACTCCTGGGAAACGCTGATACCGACAATCCGCCAAAATGCCTCCGAGATCTGGGTGTCATTCAACCCTGATTTCGACGACGACCCGACATACGACCTGTTTGTCAAGCATGCGCCGCCTAGCGCGATCGTCGAAAAGATCACGTACCGGGATAATCCTTGGTTCCCCGATGTGCTCAAGCAGGAGATGGAGTACATGCGCGCCACTGATCCAGACGCTTACGAACACGTCTGGGAAGGCTCGTGCATATCGCTGCTGTCGAGTGCGATCTACGCGAATGAACTCCGCGCCGTTGACCGGGAAGGCCGCATTACGAGCGTGCCCTACGATCGCAGCCGCCCGGTGGATTGCTACTGGGATCTCGGCTACGGCGATCAAACGGCCGTGTGGATGATCCAGGCGATGCCGTTTGAGTACCGGGTGATCGACTACATCGAACACGCCGCGCAGTCGATCCACTGGTACATCCGGCAGATGCAGAGCCGCGGGTACGTATTCGGCACGGACTGGCTGCCGTGGGATCTCGGGCTGCACGCGAAGAATATGGGCTCGGGCCACTCGATCGAGGAACTGATGCGCCTGGCCGGGCGCAAGGTTCGCATCACGCCGAAACTAGCGGTAGCGGATGGCATCAACGCCGCGCGCACGGTGTTTCCGCTCTGCTGGTTTGATCGCGAGCGGTGCGATGAAGGGCTGAAGGCTCTACGTCATTATCGCTATGGCGAAGTTAAGACAGTGCAGCACGTGAGCAGGGAGCCATTGCACGACAAATCCTCGCACGGTGCGGACGCCTGGAGGTCATTTGCCGTGGTCGCCAAGCCGCCCGCCCGTCCTCCGCAGCCCGATTACTACAGGCCGATGAGCAAGAGCCCGTGGATGTGATGTGTTCGAACTGCCGCCGCGCAAAACGCTGATCCTCATCGCCGTATGGCTCGCCCTGGTGCTCGCCGATCTGTACCTGGCCTGGCAGGAGCATCACGACCGGCAAGAATTGCTCGACAAGATCGAATTGCACGAAAAATAAAGGGTTTAACAGGAGTTTAATCAATGGCAGTACTCACAGCCAAGACACGAAAAGCATTACCGAAATCCACGTTCGCCCTTCCGGAGAGTCGCAAATACCCAATTCCTGATAAGTCCCACGCCCGGAACGCTAAAGCGCGAGCCACGCAGATGGTAAAACGCGGCAGGCTCTCGCCCGCAGCCGCGGCGCGAGTTCGCAAGAAGGCTAACGCTATGTTGGGCAAGCCGATGATGGACGAAGACGAGGACTAGATGGGCGAAGCAAATTGCGGGTTGCAGATCTACGAGGAATGGAAGGGGACCTACGAGGAATGGAAGCGTCTCCAGGAGCAAATGCGGGATAACAAATGGCGCGACATCCCAACTGCCGAGTTGGAAGACATGATGAAGTTATTCCGCGATTTCTATGAGTTCGTGCGCCTCCTCCGTCATCAGGGAAAAATCGACGGAGATGACGGCCTACTTGAAAGCAGGATGAAAGACGCAACGCAAAAGCTTTGGCGACTCGGCTATGCACCCGTGACAGAGCAGACCTTCCGAGCCAACTGTGAATTCATGGGGCACGATGACGCCCAGAGGATCCTCGGCCACTCCTTCGTGCTTAGCGCGGGCGTTGTGAGCGGGGAAGGAGGCCTTGAGCTAGTGGCACAGTGGATTGCCGAGGACAAGAAAAGAGAGTTGGAGAAGGAGAAAGAGATGGCCGGGTAATCATGCAATCGGCAGCCGATCGGCAGGCAATAAACCATTACCTCGCCAAGCATGGCCTTGGGCGGCTCGGTGATCCCGGCCTGCTCGCGCAGCTTGGCTACCTGGTCGATGATGACGCCGAGTTCGGTCGCCTGCTCAACATCTGCGAACCCGAGGATCGGCGAGCAATGTACGATGCGCTCATGCCTAATCTGCGGTTTAAAGCGCGGCCACTCGAAGATTACTTGCGCGAGTGGCGCGAGACAGCCGAAACGCGCCAGCTCCCGGTCATGAACCCGGACGGCACCTTCCGCCCCTACCAGGTTCCCGAAATTACGACTGAAGTTCAGGCGCTGGTAGAGGAAGCGGTTGCCAAGTACCACCTGATCTTGACGTGCAGGCGCTGTACCCGCGAGGAAACCTTCGGCGGGACCGACAAATATACAGCCGTGCGCAACGCCCGCGAAGCAGGCTGGGTGTACTGCCACGGCGAGGGCTCGGTCGGCTTTGAGATATGTCCGAGCTGTGACTGAAAAAGGAGATGTGATGAGCGACATCATTTTGCGTGATCCCACGCACGTCGAACTACTACTCGGCGCCATCGGCATCCAGGACGACATCAGCTGGTACACCTGGCGTGACAGCGCCGTGCGCCAGGGGTACGGCACATTTGAGGCTGATTACGCGGCGCTCTGCAATAAGGCTTTCGGCTTCGTTCCCGATCGCATCCACAACTTAGGCCCCGCGAATATCTGGGGATACCCGCCAGGCCCGGCGTGTTGCTGGCCCGAGAACCTGGGGGCCATACCGCCAGGCCCGTACACGCAGCCGCAAATTGACGCGTTCAACGCCTGCACGCCGAAAGAAGCCGTGATCATGGCTAACCAGGTTTCGCAGCCGCCCGTCCCGAGTACACCGACACCGGCCTAGTTATGCCATGGACTAGGCGACAGGTCAGAAAACTTCTGTCCCGCGGCTCGCCTCTCACCGAGGCGCAGCAGGAAAAGATGAAGGGCGAATTGCACGCCGACCCGGCGCTCGGCCACGCTCGCAAAGGTAGCGCTGCGCTAAAGAAACTTGCCAGCCGAGCCGCCCGCAAAGGTAGCGCTGCGCTCAAAAAGAAGTAAATGGCTGGCAGGCCTGTCCTGAACCACGACGAGCTGAACCAGTACATCAACCAGCAGGTCAATGACCTGCGGATGAACAAGCGTGGGATCAAGGCGCTGAAGAAACGTCCGCAACCTGTAGATTCCAGCAGTGCCAGCCGACCGCGAAAAGCTCCTAAAAAAAATCCGCGCTAACTACCGCTCCGCGAAGGAGTACTGGCGCGAGACTCGCGAGGAGCGCGCAACTGACATGCGCTACGCCTGCGGCGACCCCTGGACTCACAAAGATCGAACGGACCGGGAAGCGGCTGGCAGGCCTGTCCTGAACCACGACGAGCTGAACCAGTACATCAACCAGCAGGTCAATGACCTGCGGATGAACAAGCGTGGGATCAAGGTCGAGCCATCGGACGAGACGACCGACGAGAAAACCGCGGAACTGCGCCAGGGGCTCATCCGCGCGATCGAATACGGCTCGAACGCGCAGGCCGCTTACCTGGGTGCTGCGCAGGCCATGTATGAGGGCAGCTACGGTTTTTTTAGGATCAGCCGGGACTACGTTTCACCAGACAGTTTCGAGCAACGAATCGTCATCCGCAACATACCGAACCCGGACAGCGTGCTCTATTATCCACACTGCAAAGAGCCCGATTGGTCCGATGCGAAGTGGTGTTTTGTGATTCAGCCGATGGACGCCACGGAGTTCAAGGCCAAGTACCCGGATGCCAAGGTCGTCAACTTCACCGACGACGAACGCGAGGCCGCAAAAGACTGGCTGCAGGACAAGATCGTGATGGTCGCGGAGTACTGGGAAGTGAAGGAAATTCCCTTCACACTCTACGAGCTGGAAGACGGAACGGTCACGCGCGAACTGAACGGCAACGGCGAGTACAAGAAAAAGCGTCCGAGCTGCGACAAAGAGGTCTGGTGCTATCTCACCAACGGCATCGAGATCCTGGAGGAACAGGAGGAGCCCGAACCCGGCGATCAGATACCGATTCCCGCGGTGATCGGCCTCGAGCGCTATGTCGAGGACAACGGCAAAGTAAAACGCATCCTGTTCTCTTTGATCCGCCTCGGCCGCGATCCGCAGATGATGCTGGCCTACCTGGTTAGCCAGGAAGCGGAAGAAGCCGGCCTGACCCCGAAGACGCCGTATGTCGGCTATGTCGGCCAGTTCGAAACCGACTCCAAGAACTGGGATACAGCAACATATCAACCCCATGCCCGGTTGCAGGTCGATGCGATGCCGGACTCCTCCAACGGCCAGGTGCTGCCATTACCGCGGCGTGAGCCGTTCACGCCCAATTTTCAGGCGTACGAAGTAGCGAAGGATAGCTGCCGGCGCGCGATCATGTCCGCGATGGGCATCAGCCCTCTTCCGACCGCGGCGCAGCGCAGCAACGAGAAATCAGGCATAGCGCTCGAGCGCATACGCAACGCGGAACAGGTGGGCTCATTCCATTTTGTGGACGGCTTCGAGCGGGCCTTGCAGCGGGCGGGCCGCATCATCGATTCGTGGATCCCGGCTGTGTACGATACAGAGCGTGTCGAGCCGATTCGCAAACCAGACGATTCACACCAGATGGTCCGGCTCAACACCGAGAAGGAATACACCGACGATAAAGGCGTTTCTCACTATCACGTGGTCCAGGACGGCAAGCACAACGTCACAGTCTCGGTCGGACCGTCGAGCGAATCGCAGCGGGCCGCCGCGGAGTCCTTCATCGATACGCTCGCTGCAAACATTCCGGTTTTGTTGCAACTCGTGGGACCGGAGCGAACCGCGAAAATCCTATCGCTCTCGATCCAGATGAAGCAACTTGGACCAAAGGGAGATGAGATCGCGGAGATTATCAGCCCGACGAACACGCCCGGCGCTAACGTGCCGCCTCAAATGCAGGCCGCGATGGCGCAGGCGCAACAGCAACTCCAGCAGATGCACGCCTACGCGCAGGGGCTGGAGGGCCAGCTCCAGAAGCTGACGCAGGAGAAGGAAGCCAAGATCGTAGACAACGAATATAAGATCACGCTCGAAAAGATGAAGATCGAGGCGCAGCTCGCCGTGGCCGAGATCAACACCAAGAGCCAGGCGCTCTCCGAACGCATCGAGATGATCAACGATTTATGGGAAAAGTTGCACGACCAGGCCCACGAGGCAGGGCTCCAGGCAGCCGGTCAGGCGCATGAGGCTGGAATGCAGGCCGCGGACCAGGTGCACGAGGCAGGAATGCAGGACGCCCAACAGCAGCACGAACAGCAGTTAGCTCAGATGCAGACCACGCAGGCCCCCGAACAGCCGCAGGCGGAGCCAGCCGAAGCCGAGTAAAAAGGTTATGCCCGAAGAAGTTAAGACGGCGCCTGCAGAGGGCGCGGCGGAATCGTCACCCGCGTTCGAAATTCCCAAAGCCGGAACCGAAGCCTATCACCAGTGGCGGATGTCATCAGGTCGAACCGATGCCGTCACAGAGAAAAAGGCCGAGGACAACGGCGACACGCCGAAAGAGGAGGCCTCGGCAGCCTCCATCTCCGAATCGTCCGCCTCGGAAGCGGAAACTAAATCGCAGGAGAAACAGGAGAAGCAGCCCAAGCCGCCGCGCAGATCGAACGAAGGCGATCGCATCAACGAGTTCCTCGACGACATACGGGCGCTCGGCCTCAAGCCGAACGATCTGAAGCTCTCGCGCGAGGAATTATTTCAACGCCTCTCGCCGCCGCCGAAAGCAGTCCCCGAGAAAACGGAACAACCGGCAGCGGTAGGGCCAGTAAAGAGAGAACCGCCCAAAGAGCCCGAATTCAAGGGCGATTGGGATACTTTCGACAAGGAGAACCGCCAGTACATCAAGGATCTGGTGGCCTATCAGACCGAGTCGAAGGTCGAAGAAGCGATCTCAAAGGAACGCGTTCGGCAGATAGAGCAGGCCGCGCAGGCCGCTTATCGGGAAAAGCTCAACGACGCGAAGCAGCGTTACGGTCCCGAAGCTGATACCACGATCATACGGGCCGCGAGGGAGATCAACGGTGACGATCAGATTCACCCGACAGTGAAACAACTACTGGGCGAATCGGACATCTTGCCCGATCTCTTGTACCAGATGATCTCGAAGCCCGCCGAATACCAATCTTTGCTGGTCGAGGCGCGCGAGCGGCCAGGTATGGCCATACGCCGAATTGCATTACTCGAAAACTTGGTTCGCGAGGAGCTGGCGAGGGACGCCGCCTCGCGGGAGCAAGCCCGCGATGAGAGCGGGCAGTTTGTGGCTGCTGCTACTACTCCCAAACCTGCGAAAAAAACAACCTCCGCGCCTGCGCCGCCCACCGAGGTAACGGGGCAAGGATCCCCACCCGGCGACGAGCAGGAGCGCGCATTCCGCACCAAAAACTTTCGCAATTTTCGCGAGATCGACAATCGGAAGGCCCTGGCGCGTCTCAGAGGGAGCTAAATTCTAAATGGCACAGAATTTCTTCGTCGATACTAATTGGGTGTCGCAGAAGATCCTGGTGCAGCTTTTAAACAAGCTCACCGTCGCCGAATATTTCAATCGCGACTGGGAAGGCGATTTCGAACAGGAATTCGCCGTAGGGGACACGATCCAGATCAAGTTCCCGCAACGCATGACGACCACGTTCGGCATGGGCTACCAGCCGCAGGCAATCAACCGCATCACGACCACACTCAAACTCGACACCTGGATCCAATGCGCCTTCGAGTGGGACGACTACGAAGCAGCCGTGAAGCTGGAGCGCACGGAAACTCAGCTCCAGGAGAACTACTTCAGTCCTGCCGGCGAAGCTCTCGCGCAGGCCTTCGACTCGCTGGCTGCGCAGTGGGGGAAGAACAACACGTCCACATTTGTCGGGCAGCTCGGCGTTGATCCGTCTGGCGGAACCGGCGGCGCAACGGGAACCTACTATCAAGCCAGAGCATTACTGAAGCAGAAAGCCTGCCCTGGTAATAAGCGGGCGATGCTCATCAGCTCGTCGATGATGGCTTCGCTCGGTTCTTCGATCGTCAACTTGTTTCAGCCCGCAGACCAGCTAACTAGATCGTTCAAGGAGGGCTCGCTCGGACGACTGGCCGGCTTCGACTTCTTCGAGTCGAACTCGCTCTACACGCATACGGCGGGAGCCTGGGCAAGTACAGTGTCAGTGAGCGGCTCAGGGCAGTCTGGGACGTCGCTCGTCATCACGGCAACAGTCGGCGACGTTTTCAACCAGGGCGACAAATTCTCGATCCAGAGCGTTAATTTCGTTAACCCGATGACCAGGCGCTACCCCGGCCCGAAGCAGGTGGAAACCTTCACGGTCACACAGGCCTTCGTCGCGGCAGGTGGCGTCGGGGGCGACATCGTCAACTTTCTGCCCGCTATCTATGGTCCGACGAGCCAGTATCAAAACGTCGATAGCCTGCCGGCGAACGGCGCACCGTTAACGCTATTTCCGAACACGACAATGCCAAACAATAAGGCCGGAACAATCGGACTCGGCGTTTCCCCTTACGCTTTTGGACTCGCCGCTGGCAAGTTATACATGCCGAAAGCCGTCGAATCCGCTGGATCCGCGACGGATCCAGACTCGCGCATTTCGATCCGCAAGGTCAAAGCCTGGGATCCGCAACGGTCGATGCTCGTGAACCGCATGGATTCGCTGTGCGGATTCGGCAACTACTACCAAGACGCGGGCGCGGTTGCCGTCCTCGGAGCATAGGAGGAAATCACCATGAGAGTCGCATCGCACTTCAGCCTCAAAGACTCGCGCTTCTCCACCGTCGTTTTCGAAACCATCGTCCAGACGGTCAATGCAAACGATGCCCCTCAGACCTACACCCCTGCGCAACTGGCAGGCGGCCTGATCGACCGATCAATCGGCTCGGCACGCTCGGATACCCTGCCGAGCGCCGCGGCGCTGCTTGAAGCGTTCCAGGGCTTGATGGTCAATCACTCGTTTGAATTCTACGTCCGCAACATCAGCCCAACCTCGGTTGTTCTGACGCTTAACCCTGGAGCTGGCGGAACGAAGGATATGCCATCCACCAATACAGTCGCGCAGAACAACACCCGCACGTTCAAGGTCGTCTTCACGAACGTCACGCCCGGCCAGGAGGCCTATACCCTGCTTTCCATGGGCGCCGGTACCACCTAAGCGTTCCTCGCGGCTTTAGGGGCGCCCCCGCCTCCGCGCGCGCCCCACTTTTTTCGACACAACAGAAGGAGATTTGCATGACCACTCAGACAGAACATCCGCTGGCCACCGCTCACGATACGAAGGAAACGAAGAAAGAAGAAGAGCGCAACCAGCTATTCAAATGTCCCAAATGCGGCCAGTATAGCCACCTCGATGAGTTCGAGCGATACGTACCGCAGCAGTATCCCGAGGTCTTGTTCAAGGAGGTAAAGCATGAGGAACCCCCGGTCCAGCAGCCCGAGGTGGAAACGGTTACCGTGAACAACGAAGAGGAGGAGAAAAAGAAACTCGCCGAGGGTTGGTCTAAGGATCCGCCGAAGCCGAAGCCATCACCCACGACAAGCGACGTCGGCGCGAAACCAGATGAACCAGGGAAACAGGCCGAGCAGCATCACGGAATTTTCGGCAGTCATCACAACGACCCGAAGAAGAAGTAACTCATGTCGATCAACGAAACGGCTGTGCGCAGGTCCAACCTCTCAGCGCAGCAGATCCGCGATGCCGAACGCGCCATCTTCGGCGTGCCGAACTCCAGCGAGGAGCCACGCACGGACGACATGACACTCGAAGAAGTCGCAAAGATGCGCCAGCTCGTGTACGCGCATGATCGCCAGCATCAGAAGATGGAAACCATCGACCTGAACAACCCGCCACCTGTCCGATATCAGTACCGCGAATATCCACGCATGGTGTTCCAAAACGGCGAGAGAGACAAATTTGCGATCGTACAGAACGTCGTCCAACTCGAAGTTGCCATATTGCACGGCTACACGATCGAACCGGCTCCGCCGGAACCGCCTCCGAGCGCTGCTGATCTCCTCCCGCATGAATGGGACGACCAGAACGGCGAGGATCAGCATGAAGAGAACGACGAGTCTCCGCCGGATGACCAGAGGCCCGACCTGGCCGGCCTCGATAACGAACCATTACAGTTGCCTGCTGGCGTCAACGTTGTCCGTGAACCCGGGGCGCCAAAGAAGCGCCGGTAAACTCTGATGACCGTCGCTCAAGACATTGTCTATCCGGCGCTGCGGCTGGCGCGCATTACGGGCGGCCCTGGCCGCGGTCCATCGTCCGACCAGCAGAATGATGCCTTCCGCTCGCTCAACCGCATGATCGACACGTGGAACCTCAAGAGCGGCCTGATTTACCGCGAGTCGAACGACCAATACTCGATGAATCCGCCCAAAAAGGTCTACTCGATCGGGCGCGGGCCCGGCGCCGATTTCGTGGCTGACCGCCCCCCGACTATTTCACACGCGAATATCGTGCTCACTGGCGGCGGATCAACGATTTATCTTCCAATGCGCATACTCACCGATGCGGAGTGGGCGAACACGCGGCTGCGCGAATTCCCGACCACCTTCCCGACCAAGATGTACCCCGACTATGCTTACCCCAACTGCAATCTTTGGATGTGGGGCACGCCGACCGTGAATAACTTCATCGAGTTATGGACCTGGCAACAGGCCCAGCAGTTTGTCGCGCTGACCGACACGATCGCAGTCCCGCCAGGCTACCTCGAAGCTGCTGTGAACAACCTGGCCGTGCGGATGGGCGAGGAGTTTGGTACTACGCAACTGATGAGTCCCACCGTCTTCGCCGCGGCGAAGAAAGCACTGGCTGACATCAAGGGAGTGAACCAACCTTCGCCCGCGATCGCGAGCGCCGACATCGGCATCCGCTCCAGACGCGCCGGGGATTTCAACTACTTCACGGGGACTATTAACTGATGGTGACGACCTGGAACGACATCGTCTATCAAGCGCTCCGCGATCTCAAGGTAGTGCCGGCTGGCGGAACCGCATCAACGTCGGAGCTTGCGGATGCACTCATTGCGATGAATACCCTGATCGGCTCGTTGAGCGCGCAGGCGATTCCGATCCCGTTTCTCACGCCTGTGCAGATGCCGCTCACCGGAGCCCAGAGCTACACTCTGACAACGCGTCCGCTCAAGATCGAGGCTGCCACGGTAATTCTCTCCGTAGGGGTGAGCAAGCCCATCCATATCGCGACCAGCGAAGAATGGTTTGCCTTTGAGGACAAGTCCGCTACCGGCAATTTCGCGCAGATACTCTTTTACGATGCCGTCTTTCCCACGCCTCAGGTGTGGCTTGCGCCCAAGCCGATAGCGGGCAACCTCTGGCTGCAAGCCTACATGCCCCTGGCACAGATAGTCGCATGGACCGATGCGTTCAGCTTGCCGCCTGGCTATGACCGCATGTTCATCAAGCTGCTGGCGCCCGAGATCGCCGATATGTTCGGCGCGGCACTCACGCCCAATATGATGGCGCTCGCGCAAGATGCTAAGGTATCCATCCAGGGGCTCAATGCTGCCGTGCTCGGTTCGCCGACGCTCATTGTCCCGCCTGCCCCTAGCGCGCCTGTGCCTGCTCCACGCTCGCCCTTGGCGGCCTCCTAAGCCATGCCTGCATTCGCATTCTGCGGTCCAGCCTACGCGGACGAGTCGCTCGCGATCGAAGCGCAGGAATGCATCAACCTGATGCCGCATCCCGACAAATCGCCGGGAGCGCGATCGGGCCTTACGCTCGTCGGCGCCCCTGGCTTGCAGTTACACTGCACGTTGCCGAAGACGCCGATCCGCGGCGTATTCGGCGGCGACGGTACTTATTACGTCGTGGCCGGCAACTCGCTCTATCAGGTCTTCTCCACGGGGGCGTACCAGGATCGCAGCGCCCTGAACGGTGTGTCGATCGTCAACGATTTCTTGCCGGTCACGATGGCGCCCAACGGCAACCAGCTCCTCATCGTCTCAGGCGGTAACGTCTACTGCGATTCAGGCAACGGGCCGGTTTTGCAGTACTTCTCGACCATGCTGTCCGACATGACGGTCGGGCCAACTAATCAGAACCAGATCACGCCTAGCGCCACAGGCCTGCCCTTCGATTCGACCGACGTAAACAACACCATCACGATCACCAGCGATTCAGGGCCAGGCTGGTATCCGGGGACTTACACGATCATCGGCATCAACGCCCAAGGAGCCGCAACCCTGAACGCCAACTGCGGAGTGATCGGCTCGGGCATGGGCACCGGCTATGAGACGCTGCTCAACGACGCCCCGATATCCGCAAGTTGCTGCTGCTTTCTGAACGGCTATTTCATCATCGCGGGCCAGAACGTCACGACCGCGCAACCGATGGGGCCGAAGCAGTTCAATATCAGCCATACCTACGACGGGCGCATTTGGGAGATTCTCGACAACGGGGTTAAGCAACTCTATCCCGATAATATCCAGTTTCTGCTCTCGGACCACGCGGAGATGTGGACCTTCGGTGACAACGTGACGACAGAAATCTTCCGCGACACCGGCGGGGCAGGAAACCAGGGGGCCTTCCCGTTCGAGACGGATCCGACAGCGTTGATGCATCAGGCCTTGCTCGCGCGCTTCTCGGCGGTATCCATCGGCAACTCCGTGGCCTGGCTCGGCGGCGATCCGCGCGGCGGCCCGCTCGCCTTCCTCGCGCATGGCTACCAGGCGCAGACTATCTCCACGCCGGCCCTCGAAGCCGAATGGAAGACGTATTCGCAGGTGGCTGATGCCGTCGCTTACCCCTTCGTCAGCCGCGGCCATGAGTTGTATGTGATTTCGTTTCCGACCGCGAACAAGACTTGGGCCTATGACCTCATGACGGGCTCTTGGCACAGGTGGGGCTGGTGGAACGGGACGAATTGGGACCGGCACCGCGTGGCGTTCCACGCCTGGGAGTTCGGCAAGCACTTGGGCTGCGACTGGCAGAACGGAAACATCTACTGGATGGACAGCGGG